GCTCCTTGTCCCCCAAATTCTGCTGTTTTCTCAAAATCATCTAGATCAAGATAAGCATCCCAGTTAGGATTTGAGTCATAGTTGCATGTAAACTCAATCTTATTCCTACCTCTGAATCCAGACATACACATAGAATTGAAATGCCCTTTTGCTGTTTCAATCATACGTGGATTGTTTTTCATATCATGAAAATCATAATATGTTCGGATCATTTTCTTTTTATTTTTCCCACCAGCAGGAACCATCTGGTTTATCTCAAAACCACCAACTTCAACTACACCATCTTTGGTAGAAAATCGGTTAACTTTACCATTTGAATTTAGAGCTTTATCAAATAACGTATTTGTCCTATCAAGATACGCTCCCCCTACTGCTTTCCTGGCAAAATCTGATGGCTTCATACAAAAAAACCTCCCGTCTAACTATTTAGAGGGGAGGTCATATTTATACGCCGTATTTTGTCCAGAGTTTACGGATGTTTTGAGTGATTGGTACTCCACCAACATATGTTTCTAACAGTTCTCCACTCTCATCAGCAATAATAAGAACAGGAGTAGCAGTTACACCATACTTTTTAGCGAGATCAATATTTTTTTCTGGAATAGGTTTATCGCTAAAGTCCTCAAGATAGATCTCATCAATAACATGAGAACGATCATCCTTGAGAGCGTTGATATATCGTTTTACTAGTCCACAAGGACCGCAAGAGTCCTTGGTAAAGAGATAAAATTTAAAATTCAAATCATTCATCGGTCACCTGCTGCGCGAACTTCAGAGCGGCGGATCTCAAAAGATCCACCAGGATAACGTTTTTCTAGTTTCTTTACATTAGTCTCAATGACTTCATCAAAGCTGATGCCCAGTGCCATTGTTGCTTGAGCGACATACCATAGAATATCACCCAACTCAATGATAAGATGCTCACGGTTATCCTCGTTCCACGGTTTTCCTTGGAAAACCATTTTCTTAACGATTTCAAGGAACTCACCACCTTCAGCATTAATCCCAACCCCACTAGTAAGAAGGCGCTCAATGTTGGCACCCTGACGATCCAACTCGCCAATACGATCAGCGAAGTCAACAAAGTTTGTCGAGCAGTCTGAAGTGACCGCCGATACAAACTCTTCATATCTATTAAAATCAATTGTCATACGTTCCACTCGGCAAATTTAGATAAACGGGTTTGTGTTTCGGAGAATTGTTGGAAGTCCTCACCAGGATCTTCTGCGCTGATGCTGATTTCTGATGCATCATCCGCAACATCATACAGCTTCATTTTCGATCTGTCAATTCCCACCATGAATTTTCGTGAGGTAACAAGGTCGCTGTATCTGTTTTTAAGTTGTTTGACCATGATGCGACCCTGTTGTTCAAGTTCCTCAGTAGAGATAAGGGCGAACATAAAATCAGCAGTAGCAGGTAGACCAAAAGACTCAGAAGTATCGGTAAGATCTGGATCACTATTGCCATAACCACTACGAGTAGTCTGAGTGGCACTAACAATAGGTACATTGCATTCCACAGCAAGACCGCGAAGCTCCTCTGCAATCGCTTTAACATAAGTATAGGAGTTTACAACAGCACCTTTATATCTGGCACTCGCACAGATGTTAAGGTAGTCCACAAAGATGAGTTGTGGTTTGAAATCTTTCTTCAATTTCAGGTCACTAAGCAATGCTTTGAAGTGACCTACATGTGCAGAAGCAGTAGGATATTCTTTGATGATTAGTTTACCTCTAGTTTTCCTAGCAATCTCATTTACTTTAGAAGTAAAGAGAACTTCAGGTAGATCAACGATATCCTTGATGCTTACATTCAGAAGGTTTGCGTCAATTCGTTCAGCAATTTTTTCCTCTGCCATTTCACATGTAATGTAGAGTACGTTGTACCCCTGTGTGAGTGCGGCACTAGCCATGTGGCACATGAAAAGACTTTTCCCGACACCTGTGCCAGCAAGAGCGATGTTGAGAGTCTTATTACTGAGACCACCTTTGGTAATGAAGTTGAATTTATCCAGGTCAAAGGGAACTTTCTCTTCTTTCCTATGGTAGAAATCATATCGGTCTTCTGCTTGGTCAATGTAGTCGTGTCCTATGTGTTCGTCGAACGATACTGCCAAGGCTTCTTGGAGTATCGAGGGTATCGCATCTCGCGAAATTTTCGGATCGCCGCCATCTGCGACTTTGATCGATTGCATGAGTGCGATGTATATAGCTCTATCTTTACACCACTTTTCTGTGGCGTCGAGCAACCATTCGTAATCGACCCACTCGTCTGTGAGTTCTCTGACGATCGATACTGAATTTTGAAATGCCTCCTCTGTGAGGTCGTTACGATTTTGTAAATTAATCGCAAGAACTTCTTGAGTAGGAACTTTGTCGTACTTAGAAGCGAAGTCAGCAATCTCTTCGTAGACAATTTTCTCATGATATTCCTGGAAATATTCTGCTTTAATAAAAGGAACCACCTTGCGGTAGTAAATCTCACTGAACAGGAGATTACGCAAGATGGTTTGTTCAATACGCTCAGTTGCCATAGGTAAATTCTTGCTTTGCTGCCTCCTCCAGTTTCTCCATTACTTCGGGGGTGAAATACTTTTGCGGATCAGCGAGTACAGACTTAGGATAAACAGAAGATTCACCAAATTTGATACGATTCCCGACTCGCTTGAAGACTCCGTACTGTTCACCCAGTTCCAATAGTCCGTAATAGCGGTCGAGTCCACGCTCGTCAAAAAATAATCTAGTCTCAATTTTGCTACCTTCTTTGGTTAGACGAGACTTCTTCGCCTCGCACTTGATGATGTTACCAACCAGTTCAGTGCCATCTTTCTCTTTCTTTTTACCAAGATAGATGATGGTGGATGCTGCATACTTCAGACCTGTGCCACCTCCCATCTCCTTTTGAGGGACATAGGAACCGATCACATCATATGTGTGGTTGGTGACGATCATGGGCACCTGTGCTTGTCCTAGTTTAAGTGTGAGCACACGGAACGCACCCTTAATTAACTGACTCTTGGTCATGTCACGGACTTGCTTGTCATTAGAGATGTCTTCCATCTCCTTAGAAGTAGACAGCATACCTAAGGAGTCTAACACAAACATCATAGGTTGTCTGTCTTCTTTAGGTTCCTTAAGATACTTGTCTAGGATCCTACATGCCTGTGTCCTGAACTCTTCGATAGTAGCAACAGGAAACAGAACCATACGGTCTGCAGCAATGCCACGAGACTCAATCATGTCACGGGAAATGGCGGATTCAGTCTCAAAATAAATGACCCCACCTTTAGGATTAGCATCAAGGAAATTACGAACGACGCTGAGAGCAAAAAAAGTCTTGCCCGTGCTTGATTCTCCTGCCAAGGCAGTAACTTTGTTGGAAGGAAGACCTCCATACAGCGAACCACTAACCAAGGCGTTAAAGATGTAACTGCCAGTATCGACATAGTTAGTAATGTCGCCAGCAGCAACTCCTTCGCTAACCAAACCAGCAAATTCATTTCCACTATCTTTAATTACAGAATCTAAGAATCCCATTGCGTTGCTTCGTCCTCGTAAAAGTTTACATAATTATAATCGTTGCTCATCATTTTTGCAAATGCACGAGCAGTGTCATAGTTTTCAAAACACTTGACATCTTCAGGACCAATTTGTCCCACGACATGATTGGTCCAGGTAACTACAAATACTTTTGTCATTCAAAGAAGCTCCCAATAGTGACGACCTTCTCATGGGTCCAACCAATGCATTGTAGCACATTTTTGAGAGGATCCAAGAAGGACTTCTCGAATTGTGTTTGATAATCCACATACTTATCCAGGTTGAACTCTGGTGGTATGGTGCTGAAGAATGAAATAACATTCTCCATCGCTGGATTGGGTGTCTTCAGGTAGATGAACTTAATCTTCTCACCTTCCTGAATCATTTGGTATTTGTTTTGGACTTTGTTTTTTCGCACCAAGTGGTTATAGAGGAGAGCGCCTCTGACATGAATTGGTGTGCCCTTTTGGTAGATTTCTTTCGGGTGATAATATTTGTCCACTCCGTTGCATCCTCTGGGGAACGCGACATATTCATATTCTTGATTGCGCGTGTCGCGTTTGACCTCATCGATGAAATGGATGAGATCATCATTTGTTTTGCTGATGATGAGTTTGAATGCTTCATAGAGTTTGTCTCTAAAATAAGCAGGAGTCGATGACCTGGCAGTCTCAAGACCCATGATTTTCATCTTAGGTTGCTTGTATCTGACACCCTCGCTGTCCCACACATTCAATATGTATCGCTTCTTGGCAGTCCAGATACCTTTGTCTGCGATATTCTCTCGCTTCATCTGCATTTTTTGATCGTATGCCGAAACATACGACGCCAGTTGTTCATATGAACTCTCAATAAAAGGTTCCAGTTTCTCCTGGCAGATCTTGTCAAGTATGGTAACAATCGCTGCTTTGTCGCCAGACTTATTAGCAAAAAATTTACTAACAAGAGGTCCAAGGTTAAGATAGATTGAGTCAGTGTCAGATGCAATGACATAATCCTTCCCCTCCGTTTGCAAAAGATTATTTAGATACTCGTTCATGCGGTTCTCTATCCACCTGATAGAGAGTTGCCCTGACAGTGTGATTGCTTCTGCGTTTGCGAGCCTGTAATAACGAAAATGCTCGTTACCGATAGCGCCATAAGCACTATTAAGACTAATTTTCTTAGCCATCTGGATGTTGTTACATCTGGATATTTCGTTGGTAAGTTCAACGGACGGATTTTTTTCATATTCTTTTTTGGCAGCGATCATTTTCTTTTTAAAAATGACGCGACTGTCATACATCTTCTGCATCATCTCTGGCAAGAAACCATGAATGTCCTTACGGTACTGGGCACCGTTAGCACAGACAGCATACTCACCATCAACAGTTACTTCCTGTTTGAGGAATCCATCAACAGTCGCGCTGGGATGTCTCTCATCCAGTAGCGTCTCTGGTGAGATATTGTACTGCATAATAAGATGAGGATACAGAGAGTTAAGGTCAAAACTGACAACCCAATCATAGATTCCTGGTTTCGGTTCCTTGACATATGCACCCGCGTACTTTTCTGACTTGTCGTTCTGCTTTTTAGGAGGGATCGCAATCTTCCGTTTTAGCAGTTCGACATAGATATAGTTATCCCACATGCGAACTTGAGAAAACACATCTTCATAGTTCACCTTAGCATCATATGCCATGGTGAATGCCAAGTCAAGTAACTTCATCTTATTGTCAAGTTTATCAACCAGACGAACATCGTGGATGTTGTAGTCAATGAACTTTTGCCAATCGTTCTCGTAGAATTCTTTGAAGGTATCGTATTCCGAGTGATCTAATTTTTTCTCTCCGAGTTCGACGCTGCAGATATGGTCGAGTCGATAAGATTCTTGATTAGTGTAAGTGAACTTTCTGTATAGTTCAAGGTAATCCAGAGTAGAAATGCCAGGAAGATCGTAGGCAATTTGTTTACGTCCTTTAATAAAAATTTCCCTATAAGAAACAAGCTTCCAAGGACTAAGCATCTTAGTATATCTCTCACCAAGAATCCTATCAATGCGCCTAGCAATATAGGGAATATCAAAAAGCTGAACATTCCAACCAGTAATTACATCAGGGAAGTTGTCATTCCAGTATTCCAAGAACGCACCCAGCATTCCCTTTTCTGTTTTGAAATGCATGTAGTCCACCAGGGGGTCCCTGTTATCGTATGCGCGTGCCCCGAACACAACAATGCGACCAGTGAAGCTGTCTTTGATACTGATGGCAAGGATTGCCTGATCGGCAGTCTCGATATCTGGAAATCCGTTTTCGGCAGCGGTCTCAATATCGATGTTAAATATGCGGATGGCACTGCTGTCGAATTTGAGTTCATCTTGTGGATACTCCTCTGCGATATATTGATACAAAAATCTACTGTTACCGTATATATCGAAGTCTTCTACATCACGGTATCTCTTTATGAATTCCTTGGCGTCATTGATAGAACCTTGCTTCACTGGTTCGACACAATCACCCTCTAGGGTACGCCATTCTGAATAATTTTTTGTAGGGACATACAGGGTCGGGTCGAAGTTGACCCTGTATGAGAAAGAATGCCCATTTTCATGACCACGAACAAGCAGACGGTTGCCCGCCTGCTCAACATTAGTATAAAACTTCATTCAAATTCAATGTAACGGGCAGTCATTTTTCTGGATGCATTTACCAGAACTGTAATGTCTGACGATCTGACAACGACTTCAGTATCGTCAGAGTAAGGAGGCCATGGAGTGAGTTGATCTCCATTGACCTCCAGAGGACGCTTGAGGATGCAGTCGGGGTCACCGTACTGTACATCCTCCACCTCATCAACTAACGCTAGCAGCCACTGGTCCTGAAGTCTCAGCAGCCGCACCTCGGTTTCCATCGGTTCCATTTAGAATCTCCTCACCATTATCGGGAATGAACGAAAGGTCAACACC